AGAGTACTTCCTAGGTAATGGTGCGCTGCTGACCGGCATTGAACAATACATCCTGCCCTCCGAGATCACCGCTGATGTCCTCGGTAACGTCACCGCCACCGGGAACGTGTCCGCGGAGTACTTCCTAGGTAATGGTGCGCTGCTGACCGGTATTGAACAATACGTTCTGCCCTCCGAGATCACCGCTGATGTGCTCGGTAACGTCACTGCTACAGGAAATGTATCCGCGGAGTATTTCCTCGGTAACGGTGCGCTGTTGACCGGTATTGAGCAATACGTTCTGCCCTCCGAGATCACCGCCGATGTGCTCGGTAACGTCACCGCCACCGGAAATGTATCCGCGGAGTATTTCCTCGGTAACGGTGCGCTGCTGACTGGCATTGAGCAATACGTCCTGCCTTCTGAGATCACCGCTGATGTCCTCGGTAACGTCACCGCCACTGGGAACGTGTCCGCGGAGTATTTCCTCGGTAACGGTGCGCTGTTGACTGGCATTGAGCAATACGTTCTGCCCTCTGAGATCACCGCCGATGTCCTCGGTAACGTCACTGCCACTGGGAACGTGTCCGCGGAGTATTTCCTCGGTAACGGTGCGCTGCTGACTGGCATTGAGCAATACGTCCTGCCTTCTGAGATCACCGCTGACGTCCTTGGTAACGTCACCGCTACTGGAAATGTATCCGCAGAGTACTTCCTCGGTAACGGTGCTCTGCTGACAGGTATTGTATCTACAGTCCCGCAAGATCTTGACGTGACTGATATGTATGCTTCTAATGCAATCACGACTTCTAATGTCTTTGTGACTGACGCGGTTACTGCTAATGTCTTTGTCGGAGACGGATCGCTGTTATCTGGAATCGTGACATTAGATCAAGATGGAAAGATCCCTCAGAATGAATTAAATGGTTATCTCGTTGTCCCACAGGGGTACGTTGCCAATACCGCGGTCCGCCTTGCTCTTGGTGGCGGAGACCTTCCAGTGGGATCGCTTGCCCGTCAAGTTGACACTGGCAATTCGTACTTGTTGACGGAGACTCCTTCCAACGTGGATTCTAACTGGATCGTGTTCGATGGCTTGAACTTCCCGGTCAATACCGTTTTCGGAAGAGTGGGTGATATCCTGTCAACATTCGGCGATTATTCAGATGATTACATCGAATTAACCAGTAATGTCGGCCCCATTGCAGCTGGAAATTCGGTTGCTGCAGCACTACAATATCTGATGGGTCAGATCACAGCGATTCAGGCGTTTATTTCTACACCTGCCGCACCCTTCGGTGGTTAAACAAATGTATTTAATAATTTTATAGCTTCATTTTTGACAAAAAAAATAATTGATTACATTAAATGTCGTGCTCAATTACAAAGGTTCTAGATCCACAGACTAATAAAAGTTTGGACGATGGTGTTGACATAATGGCCGCCAAGATTTCGGCTGCGGTTAAATTAGACGATGTCAACAACGCTGATTGCAGAGCTTCGGATATTGACCGTTACGTTAACATAGTTAACATGGCAATTCAATACATCATTCTAAGTTTCGTCGTTTTGGCCGTGATACAGCACGAAAATGCGTCGCTCATCATAAACGTAATCAAGTGGGTATCGTATGTGTCTTTGTTGCTCATCGCTGTACAGTACAGGAACGTTCTTGTTTCTGCAGGGAGATTATTTATGTTCGGTTTGGATCTTGAAAATCAAATTATCATCGTGTTTTCTATATGCATCGCGTTGATCACTGGGTTCATAAAAAAGGGAACAGCCGGTATGAAACTAACTATAGCGGTCGCGGTTTTGATAGTAATTCGTCTTGCAATTCAAATGAAGAATTTCTTGTTGGACAGAGATTCCAAGATTCCCGCCTTCTTGGTGTTTGTCAAAGAGCTTCTCACTCCGTCACGTATCACCAAGATTTACAACGCTTTTTAGTGTCATTTGACCCCGGTAATACCCAGCGTATATATTTCGCACCACTCACGGAATGAGCATCATAAATTACACGCAAACAAACAACCACCATGGCAACCGTTCTTGAGAACCAACCCCCCGCCCCCGCGGACATCGTCATTGTCCCCGATGCTGTTATTACTCCCGGGAACCCTTCGGTGATGAAGAAAATCATGAAAAAAAAGCATAACGTTGTAACGGTTGTCCACGCGCTGATGAATATCATATTTTATGGCTTCCTTCTGCAATATATCGGCCTTTCCTTCATGCAGGCTGACCCATCCCAGATGGTATGGTTGGTCTTTTTTACCACTTTCCTCCTGACCGATGTTGTGTTTCACATCTGGCAGCTCACGATTGCACACAATATGGCAGTTGTTGATACGAGCGTCGAGATCAGAGGCCTTCGCGTTGCAATGATCGTCACCAAGGCCCCTTCTGAGCCATGGAGTGTGGTTGAGAACACTCTGAAGGCGATGATTGCTCAGGACATCGACGGCTATCCGTATGACGTTTGGCTCGCCGATGAGAATCCCTCTGATGACACGATCGCTTGGTGCCTCAACCAGGGGGTTCGTATTTCCAGCAGGAAGGGTGTTGCGGAGTACGACAATGTTGACTGGCCTCGTCGCCGCAGGTGCAAGGAGGGAAACCTGATGTATTTCTACGACAAGTGGGGATATGACCAGTATGACGTCGTGTTCCAATTTGACAGCGACCACGCGCCTACCCCGAGCTACCTCCAGAATTCTCTCCCCGCATTCATGGACCCGGCTGTCAACTACGTGGCGATGCCCAACATCAACAAGGCCGGAAGCTGGGTTTCGAACGCCCGTCAGACACAGGAGGCATGGTACTACGGTCCTTCCCAGATGAGTTACTCTCACAACTACATGCCCATGATGACTGGCTCTCACTACGCCGTGAGGACATCCGCGCTCAAGGAAATTGGCGGTATCGGTCCCGAGCTGGACGAAGACATGAACACCACGATCATGATGAATTCTCGTGGTAAGCAGGGTGTGTATGCGGGAAATGCGATTGCTTATGGCGAGGGCCCCCTGTGTCTGGAAGACGCACAGAAGCAGGAGCTGCAGTGGGCAAAGTCCGCGATTATTTCTTTCTTCCGCTGGAGGCACGTGCTTATTCCCAAGGATAGCTGCATGCCTGCCGGGGGTATTATTAGGTTTTTTATGGTTCGTACGTGGTACACCATCCAGCTTGCTTTCTCCCTGTACATGTGGGTGTTCATCGCTCCTCTGGTGTTCATGAACAAGTGGTGCTCTACCGCTGATAAGTGCACTCTGTCCTTCACGAACCTCGTCATCCACGCCACCCCTCTGCTGTTGGCCAACTGGGGGTATGAGACCATGGCAAGAAAGGCAGATTGGCTCAGGCCTGTCAAGACTCCTTTCTTTTCGTTCGATCTGGTCGCCTACAGGATCCTGCGGCCTCTTTGGAATACTATCGGTATTATGGCGGGTATCTTTGAGATGATTTTCAATGTTGTCCCCAGTTTCTCCGTTACCCGCAAGGGGGACTCTGATACTTCCCCCCTTGGTGTTTTCTCCATGTGGTATATGCTATTGATCCCCGCATACTACGGGTGTTTTATTGCTATCAAGCTCGCTCTGGGTGATGATCTTCCAATCATGCTGGTCTGTTTGTATGCCACGATCGTTGTGGCATATATTTATATTGTTTTTAGGCACTTCGCTGATCAGAAGTTCAAGGCACTTAGTATTTGGAATTATTTCGGGCACGTTGCTGTTATTTGCGCCCTCGTCGGTAGTATTGCTGCTTTGTGTGTTATTTTTAGCGAAAACATCTTCACTGCCTCTAGTTTGAATGTATTCATCCCCCACTTTGCGTATTCGTATGATATGTGGTTGACGATAGCAGTCAACGGGTTGTCTATTCTTTGGATGTTCGCACTTTTCCTCGTGTAGAAATTAATAACGTAATACCTTTTTTAAAAACGCTAAAATTATATTGTCATTTGTCCCAGGTAACATACAATGTATAACTATGTAAAATTTACAGTTCGTGTAAAATGATTTATACAATCCTTCTCCTGTCATTGACGATGGTTTCCTCGAGACCCATACCAACTGTCGTCAAATACGGAATCTCAACATACAATTACGCGGATGGTGATTCTAGGCGACCAGACGGGTCCGATTCTTTTGAATCTGTCATAAAGAGCATGTCCCCTGGAATAATGAAATTCCCGTCAGGTTCTGAGAGCAGCAGCTATTTATGGGCGACTGCTCCAGAGTGGGTTCCCTCTTCACATGCCCCTGCTTTCAATACAAAGGCTAGGTGGCCAAATGCCGACAGCACCATCGTCGACGAGAATAATGTATTCGTAGATGCGATGAACTTTGACGAATTCATGGATTTGGCAAATGGGTCGGATGTCGCGATTACGGTGAATTTCGACAGTATGTATGCTGATGACGGTCCTTCGAAGGAACTTCTAGTCGAAACTGCACGGCAATGGGTCGCATATTCGAAGATGATGGGATACAATGTGTCATACTGGGAACTCGGAAACGAATCGGATATGCCAACTACATTCAACGGCAGGCCAGTTAACGGCGAGCAATATGCCAGGGATTTTATTGACTTTGCAACTGCCATGCGAGCAGAAGACGATTCTATTCTGATCGGTATGAATGGTTACTATGAGCATTTTATGCTAGACGTGTTTAATGTCGCTGGCGAACACGTTGACTTTGTCGCGGTCCACTCATTTCCTATTTACGGGTTCAATAATGGATACGATGATTTTCTGAGTATCGGAGGGTATCACTATGAAACCTATAATAGATTTTTGTCGGCGGTGTACAATTCTACGATGAGCCAAGAAAAGAAGGACGGGATATTTGTGTTCGTCAGTGAGACTAGCACTGTAGATTGGGCGTATATAAATAATGATAAACCTGGGTGGTCTGGTAATACCGCGGGGCATATGATAACTCTTTTTGACATTCTCGGGCGGCTTGGTGAAATGAAGCGCGTCAGAGGCGGGATTCTTGCATGGACTTCGCATTGGCATGATGACCGCAGTGGCCACGAATCCTTCTCTATGATTGATTCTTATAATAAATTAAAGCCAACTGCGTATGCAGTGATGTTGTGGGCAAGTCTCGGCGACGTTGAATATGTTTGGCGCGAAGAAACTGACGATGTGATCAAGTTTATGGCAAGGACTGCGACTGGTGAGAAAATTCTTATTGCAAACAAGAAAAACTTCGCCCAAGACATTAACATTTCAATTGCATTTCATTCTGATTCTCCGGATTCTTCGGTCATACATAAAACAGTAGACTCTAGTGTACTGCCTGCTTATTCAATTGCGGTAATATAAATAATATAATTGTAATATATAATGAACCAAGTGGCAAGCGCCAATCAGAGAATGACACCTACAGACGTCGGGCGGATGGTCCCTCGTCGCAGTGCATCCCCCGCTCGGAGAAGGTAAACAAAAAATTACACCTGTATTGTTATTGAGCCGTGACTTTCGTTTAGTTCAATTTCAATCATTATTATTTTAAAAATAATGTTAGGTTATTATATAAATATAAATGGTTATTGCGGCTGCCGCGAGTAGAAATAATGTAAACAAGAACTCGAACAAGAACTCGAACAAGAACGCAAACTTGAATTTCTCCGTGGACATCGGGAACAAGAAGATTTTCCAGGTAGGGTGTGGAGGCGTCGGAAGCAGCATGCCAACTCTATACGTGAGACATTTTAAATTCGCCCCTGGAAATGTTATTATCTGCGACAAGAACAAAGCCCGCGTTGACGCACTGGCCAAGCAGTTCCCGACAATCAAGTTTGTGAATATGGAAATCACCAAGAATAACTACAAAGATGTCGTAAACAAGAACCTTACTGCTGGGGATGTTTTCGTGGACCTCGCATGGTACATATCCACGCCAGACATGCTCGAGCTTTGTCACGAAAAGGGTATTCACTTCACCAACACGGCCATCGAGCAGTGGTACGGTGATAGCGACTGCAAATTGAAGACGAAAGAATGTGATACGCTATACCGCCATCAGCACGCCGTTAGGAAGATGGGTGCGGACTGGGGGAACAAGGGCGCCACCGCGGTCGTGGGCCACGGAGCAAACCCCGGGTGGGTGAGCCACGCTATGAAAATAGGTCTGCAGGACTGGGTGGCGTATTTGCTTAAGAAGAATTCGGGCGATTCTGACGTGAAGAAGGCCGCCGCTTACTTAGAAAAAGGGGAGTATAACAAAGCCGCTCAAAAACTGAATGTACAGGTGATCCACATCAGCGAGCGCGATACGCAAATCACACGGGAACCGAAGAAGGTGGGCGAATTCCTTTGCACATGGAGCCCAACAGGTCTTATCGAAGAAGGTGCTTTACCTGCCGAGATGGGTTGGGGCACGCACGAAAACATGAAGCAATACGTCAAGAAATTCGCCAAGGGTCCCGGAAACGAAGTGTATCTACCGAACAGCATGGCAATGAACACGACCGTGAAGTC